TATGATGATTATGTCTGCCCATCACTAACCATATGGAAGTGGGAGAGAAATATGGGTGGAAAAGTTACAGAGGATGAGAAGTTAGCATCATATCTAAAAGACTCAACTCTTCCTCAGATGATCGCAAGAAAATATAGAGTCACTGCTGTGTGGGAGATGAGAAATGCATTCCCATTTAACATTGGATCAGTTCAATTAAACAATGACAGTGCTAGAGCAATGACACTAACAGTTGGGATGATGTATGAACGCTATCGTATGCTAACTGAAGATGTCTTCGCTGATCCTGGCACCTATCAGTTTCCTAGTAGCACTCCGTTCACTGATAATATTCCTCAGTTCCAACGAGCATCTAGTGCTGTCTTCTAAAACCAAAATCGACTTTTAGTTCCCAGAAAACCGCAAAAAAAATCCCGCCAAAAATTTGACCCCTAGGGTTTTTGACTAAATAACTACACTGAATTGAATTCTATGGCATTACCTAAGTTAAATGTACCAAAGTACAAAATGAAACTACCGTCAGACGGTAGAGTGGTGAATTATAGACCATTCCTTGTTAAAGAAGAAAAACTTCTACTCTTAGCAACTCAGTCTGGAGAGCAAGATCAACTAATCACTGCTATTAAAGAAATCATCACTGCTTGCACCGATATTAAGGATATCGATAAACTAGCAACTTTTGATATTGAGTTTTTGTTTTTACAGATTAGAACAAAGTCTGTAGGTGAAAATGTAAAGGTCTCTTTGACCTGCCCTGATGATAATGTAACTACCGTTGAGGTAGATATTCCTCTTGATGAAATCAAAGTCAAGAAGACTAGAGGACACAAGACTGATCTCAAGATCACAGATGAAGTTACCATTACTATGGGATATCCAAGTTTGGATTCCTTTGTTAATACTAACTTTGTTGATGATGAGGGAGATATTGGTGTCGATCAAATTTTTGAAATGGCAGGAAGTTGTATCAGAACAATTTCTGATCCAGAACAAGTTTATGACTGTCAGGACGTACCTAAAAAAGAAATTCAAGACTTCTTTGAAGGTATGGACACTAAACAGTTTCAAATGATTCAAGACTTTTTTGAAACCATGCCAAAACTGACTCATACAGTCAAAGTTAAAAATCCCAACACAAATGTTGAGAGTGATATTGTTCTAGAAGGGTTAGCAAGTTTTTTCGCATAGCCCTACTGCACATGGATTTGAAGACATATTATGAAAGCAATTTCGCTTTAATTCATCACCATAAGTGGAATCTTGAATATATTGATAATCTCATGCCATGGGAAAAAGAGGTCTATTTTAATCTTTTGATTAACTTCTTAAAAGAAGAAGAAAAACGTATGAAGGAGCAAAAAGCACAAAGTGGCTAAGATACAAGTCTACAAGTTTATTAATCCAGGAGTGACATCTGTTAAAACTCCTGCGGTAGTTGCTGCAAGACAAACTATCCTTGCTCAAAATAGACTTGGTAAGACAGTAGAGGGCGTTGGAAATACAGTTATTGATGTAGATAAACTTACTAATTTACGTTTAGGATTAATTGATAAGACTGAACAAGCAGAAAGAAGAAAGAAGAGAAGAGGAAAAGATCAAGACGCTGAGGAGGTAACTGAAAAAGGACTTTCTGGTTACTTTAAAAAGAAAGGAAAAGATGCCAAAAAATTTAAACCTACCCTAAAAACTAGTAGTTTTTTTGAAAAACTATTTGGGTGGGTCGGTCCTCTTTTAAGTCCTTTCGTAGTCATAGCAACAAAAATATTCCAACTTCAGTTAATGAAGGATTTTTTGGAATGGACTAAAGATGATAAAAATATAGAAAAACTTTCTTTATTTTTAGAAAAAACGTCATTTGTATTTCAAAAAATTGCAGACTTTGCAAAATTTCTGATAGTAGATAATATTATAGAGGGTACGAATAAATTATTTGGTGATGATGAGACACTTTTAGGTAGATTAAGTGGTCTTGGCAAAATAATGACTGGTATCATCGGATTAAAATATCTGATGAATCCTTTTAGTATCATTACTGATATTATATTCTTAGCAAATATTATTAGTGCAACGCAATTCCTTGGCAAAAGAGGACAATGTTTGCCTGGCACAGGTTCTTTAAAGAACAAAACCAAAAACATTAGAAATAATAGGGTAAACAATAGACGAACAATTTCAACTAATAAAGTTCGAGCTGGACAACTGAATAGAGGTCCTCTTAGTGGGATAAGGGAATTTTTTAGAAAAGGTAAAAGTAAACTTTTTGGAAATAAATCAGTTACCAGTGGAGTAGGTGGAACTAACACATTAAACAATATAACTCAACGTTTTAAAAATATTTTTAAGAAAAGAGCTCCTATAACTCAGGGTGGCACTGTCACTCCAAAGGGCAATTTCTTAAGTAATCTATTTAAGAAGAAAACTCCTGTAACTCAATCTGGTGCTACTCCAAAAGGTAATTTTCTAAAGAATATATTTGACAAAAATGTTAAAGCAAATATCAATGCATCTAAAGGTAAGGTAAATGTAACTTCTGGTGTCACAAACGCTAACAAAACTTCGGGTTTAATTAAAAGTCTTAGAAATATCAAGATTTCACCAGGTAGTGTTGTAAAGGGTGTAAAAGGTCTTGGTATAGGTCTTGTTCTTGATTATAGTGTTAATAAGGTAGCTGATGAACTCATCACTAAACCTCTTAATAACTACTTTGATCGTAAAATGCGAGATCAGGTAGATGAAATAATCAATAAACAGGGTATAGACAAGGCTATTGATCTTTTTCAGAGTAAAATTGATGAAGAAAATGCTAAAAAACCGCTTCCTTGGTGGAAAAATGCTTTAAGTTTAGGTTATGCTGATAATTTTGTTGGTCCTGATAAATTAGTAATTGAAAAAAATCAACGAGCTCTAGATTATGCCAACGAAGTTAAATCAAAAGGTATAGTAGGTGGATCTGAAACAATTGATAAAAAGAGTTTCCTACAGTCAAACGAGGTAAAACTCGCTACAGAATCTATTACAGGGAATTTAAAATTTATAACTGGTCAAACATTTGCACCAGAAGGAAAAGATGCATTTTCCTTAATCGGTAACCTATTTAAGAAGAAAACTCCAACTGTTGAGAATAAAAACACAGTTCCAGCTGGATCATTTAACATAACTAAAAAAGAAGAACCTAAGAAGGGTAATTTCTTTACTAACCTATTCAAAAGAAAGACTGTAGAACCTGCGAAAAAGAAAAAAGGTTTATTTGGATTAGGATTTCTTGGTCTTGAGAAAGGCGGTGAGTTACCTCAAATGTTCCTTGGTGGTTTAATAAGAGCTATCACTAGACCTGTTGTAAGTGTAGTTAAAAGTGTAGTAAACGTTGTTAGTGACGTTGCTGAGACTGCATGGAATACTGTATCCTCAGTTGCTTCAAACCCAATCGTATCTACAGTCGCATCATTTATTCCTGGTGCAAATATTATCGTACCTGCTATTAATGCAGTAAATGCACTTAGTTCTGGTAATCTTGCAGGTGCAGCGATGAGTGCACTTGGTAGTATTGGTAATCTTGCAAATATTAATACTGTAAATGCTATCAATCAACCTTCATGGGTGCAGAATCTACGTTTCAGTAAGTTTGGTGAAGGTATCACTAACATGTATTATGGTGCTATTAATGCATTTGATAACATTAGTCAAAATCTTTCTAATATGTTTGATACTGTAAGGAATAGCACTATGGGTAAGATTGGAATGAAAATATACAATGGTAATATTGGTGGTGCTATTGGTGAAGTAGTCGGTATGATGCCAGGTCTTAGTGGTGGTATAGAGAGTTTTGGTAAATTTTTGGAGGAAAATAAATTACAAGGTATATTAGGAGCAGTTCCTGGTATCGGAGGTTTGGCAAGTAAAGTTCCAAATATATTATCAATTCCTGGTATGGAATCTATATTAGGTAGACCAGGCGAAGGATTTAGTGCTACAGGTGCTCTTGGTAATGTTGCTGATAAAGTAGGTATGAGAGGTGTATATCAAGCTATTTTAAGTGGTGCTCAATCAGGTAATTATATTGAGGGACTACCAGAACTCGCTGCTGAGATAGGTGTTGATCCTAGAATTTTAGGTGTTCTTGATAAAGGAAAACAATTAATGCAGAATAATCAATTTAATGCAGAGTATGCACTGCAGACTGCTATTGAGTTTATACCTGTTCCTTTAGTTGTAGAGAAGATTGTTGCTGCACCTACTCCTGTGCCAATAAATAGCGGTGATACTTACATAGTCGCTCCATCCTCCACAAACGGTGCGAGAAGATAAATGGCAACAGTAAAGAAAGGTTCAAAAATTAATTTTTACAAGTTTGTCGATGCAGACAAGGAATCGGACGCTCGATCAAAAGGTGGTGCGACAAAATCAACTATAGCATTAACTAAAGTTATAAGATCAAATACTCAAGCAATCAATGGTATTGGTGCAGTTACTAATTCTATTGCAAAAACTCTGATAGGTATAAGGGATACTACTGCTAATCTGCTGAAAATAGATAAGGAAAAATTAAGAAGAGAATCATTCGTACCTAAATTTACAAAAAGAAAACCAATCAAATCCAGAGCATTTGATAATCTATTTAAAGGTAAAATACCTAGTTTCTGGGAAGCGTTAGGACAATTAGCAAGTGCATTAATAAAGTTTTTCTTAGTTCTTCCTGCTCTTAAATGGTTAGCTAATCCCGAAAATCAGGATAAAGTTGTTTCTGGACTAAAAACACTAGCAAAAGTATTTAAGTTTATTGCCGATGTTTCCAAGTTTGCATTTGTCAATACCATAGAAGGACTATATGATCTTTTAAGGGATGATGCTACTTGGATGGAAAGAATTGGTGGATTTGTTCAAGCAATGACTGGATTGGGAACTGCGTTCCTAGCGTTAAGTTTTCTTACGAATCCATTAGGTCTTATTGCTACCTTCAAAAGTGTGCTAATATTCTTCCATAAGGGACTGCTCGGTGCTTTTGCTGCTCTTGCTAGACATCCTTTGGTTCTCGGTGCAGGAATCTTTATGGCAGGTAAATACCTTCCTCAGATGTTTCCTGGTCTTGTTAATCGAGAAGAGACCAAGATAGAGGAAGGTCTAGAAACTTCTGGTGATGGAATGGCAGATTCCCTTACGGTAGAACAGCGTATTGCTGAACTAAAAAAACAAAGGGAGGACATGAACTTCTTAGATAGACTAAGAGGTAAAGTAGCAGAAATTGATGAGGCAATTTACAGATTAGAAACTGGAGAAACTAAAAGTTACGGATTTTCTTATGGCGGTTATTTGGATGGTTTTGCTAAGGGTGGTTGGATTTCTGGTCCTCAGTCAGGGTATCCTGTATCACTAGGCGGTTCCAAACCTGATTTTATTGGACATGGAACTGAATATGTTGCTCAAAAGGAGGGAAGTGGAGATGCATTCATTGTTCCCTTTGATACTCCTGCAACAAAAGTAGATAAAGGACTGACAGAACGAAGAATGGGTGAGGCAAGAAGTCTAGGATTTTTTGCTGAAGGTGGTGGATATGATGAATTTGCTAGGAGAATGATTAAGATTCATGAGGGATTTCAACCAACAGCGTACCCTGAACCTGATGGTCGTGGAATGTCTATTGGATATGGTCATTTAATTAAACCTACAGATACTTTCCCCTCTACTATCAGTAGAGCATTTGCTGATAAATTGTTCAATGAAGATTATAAGGATCATAAACATGCTGCTACAAACATTTCTGGTTATGGAAAATCTAGTCCTCAGCAGAAGGCAGCGTTAATTGATCTAACTTATAATATGGGTCCTGGATGGCATAAAGGATTTCCTAAATTTATGACATCATTTAAAAAAGGTAATTATGAAGATGCAGGAGACGAACTAAAGGATAGTCTTTGGTATAATCAAGTAGGACGTAGAGGACCTACTATTGTTAATTTGATGCAGAACAAAGGTTTGGGAAATGGTGTTGGACAATACCTCCTAAACGAAGGTTTAGTAGCTCCTATGGCAACATCAGGTTTAAATTCTAGAAAGGGATTTGATTGGTCATTTGGATTATCACAATTGTTTGGTGGAGCACCTGCTTCAGCTGCTACATTAGATAGTCACGATATGTTTACTGAGCAAAAACGTGATGGTGTGACAGCAGAAACCAAACCAGGATCATTTAGAGTTGTTCCAACTTCACATCCAGATACAGGTTCTGGATGGGGTATTAGTGGTGTTAAAGACAAACACGGTCGTCCTTTGGTATTCTCTCAACCTGCAGCTCAGCAGTTCGCAGCTATGATGACAGCATCAAGAGGATTAGTAAAAGGATCTGATGTTGCAAGTAGTGGTAGATCAAGATCAAAAAATGCTCAAGTAGATGGTCACAAAAACTCAGTTCATTTGTATGGAGAAGGTCTTGACATTTCTGGTTCTTCACAAACATGGATGAAAAACAATGCTTCTAGATTTGGTTGGAAGTATGGATACAGTCATGGAGAAGGTAGTGGTCACTATGATTTTGAGGGTAAAGGTGCAGGTAAAACTCCTATACTAGGAAAACCAGGAACAAGTTCTTTTGAGTATAAACAAACAACATCAGATAAACGTAGTGGAGGAAGAAACTTAATTGCTTCATCTAATTTAAGTGGTGGTGGATTCTTTAAGGATGGTATGGGTTCTGGAAGAGGTGGTA